AAGTTCTCCGGAACGTCTTTTACCTCATTAACACTCCGGATATTGATCTTCTTCCCTTCCAGTAAGGCAGCAGTTTCCTGGTTAAGCTCTTCAATAGTTTTAAGAATATATGTTACAAAACACCGACATTGTGGATGCCAGCCAAGAAACTTGAATGTCTTAGGGTATTTACCTTTGAGCTCATCACATATGTCTTCAACAGGATGGTTGTTGGACAGATGGATCTCTATCCCTACAATGAAGTCCTGGTCCTGGATCCTCAAATAGTCAGCTAACCGGTACGACATATTGTTCTCGGTCCGGGTAAGCCTCTGGGCATTCCTTACACTGGATCGATACACACCAGGACCCGGATGGAACGCCTCAGCGGCCTTGGAAAGGCGAAGGTTGCCATATTTATTCCGGACCCTTCTGAATAACCGGTCCGGCTCAACCAGGTACTGCTTAAGATCACGGGCCATATCAACAGCCGATTTCCCCTCTCCAAGACCCAGTTCAATCCCTAGTTCAATCTCAGTCTTAAACTGATTGACATATTTCCAAACCCGGTTTGAGAGTCCGAGACCATTTTCCTTTCTGGTCAAAAAGGCATTCCTTGCCGCATGATGGTTTGTATAGTAACGTGCAGCTTGCTCTGAAGTGAGTTTATTGTAGTAGTCCCCAAGAAGAAGCTGGGTGAGATAACTGTTTCGATTGTTAGCTAGTGTCCAGGATGATTTAACTCCGTCAATAATGGTAATTTCAACATTATTGGCCAGATCCTTTAGAAGCTCGGTTATCTTCTTTTTGGCCTGAGGATAATCATCAAAAGAAAAGGGACGGTCGGGATTGAAGTTATGGATGCTATGACCAATTCTTGCCGCTTCTTCAGCTGCCTTTTTGTAGATCTCCTCTATCCTGGCAGCATAGCGGTTTATTTCTCTTTGATGTCGTTTTTCCCATTTATCTTGCATCTCGACTTATTAGTAAGCCGGTTCAACGGCATCAGTTGCTTTTTCTTTTAATATCTGAGTAAGTGTTTCTTCCGCATTGCCACTCCATCCTAAACGTTCAATCCCTTCTTTTTTTGATGCAATGCCTGAACCAACTGCAGTACAGATCATTTCAATCTCTTCCTTTTCATTTTTCGGCAGATAAGGAGTGAAAACAGGCTCAATCTTGATGGTATTGGCGATACTATCTGAGATAACTCCACCTTCCGTTTTCAATGAGGTGACAATCCCATTACATATCAAATTACACCTACGGGTAAACATCTCCCCGAATAATTCTTCCTTAATTGCAACCTTCATGTGAGCATCGGTAAACATCAGCCGTAGGGCCACCCCGGATGTGTTGCTGGAAATGTCTTTCATTACTTTAAAGGAAATATCCGGAGTCTGGACATACCCAAAAATAATGGCCAAAAGGTTATCCAACTCATCTTTCATGGACGTTGGGGAATTGTTCCAGGAAAGGACCCTCATTTCAGTGTTTTCATCTCCCTGATATACTCTGCCCTGTTCCCCTTTTTCTGCAAATCCTTTCAATTTCCCTTTAAAGAAATAAGATGGTGATCCAAAATAATCGTTCGTATCTCCCCAATTAGAGATAAGCGTTTCGACACGATCTATTGCAGATTGTACATCATACCACTCAGGAGCCTCTTGGGTATAATGAATTACCGGAACTTTTGTGAATCCATGTAAAGCAGGATCTTTATATTTCACCATTACTCCATCTTTGAAGATGTATTGATAAACATATTGTTTATCATAGACATCGAACCTTCCAATCCTCTTTCCTTCATCATCATTGACATAATACTTTCTGGCAAAACCATCCATACGCCCGTACTGATCACGATGAGGAAAGAGTTGATCACCCAGTAGAGGTGAAAGCAGTTTGACTTTCATCTCTTCAGGCTTCCCTTGATCATCCAAGGTAAAATACCAGAGCTCAGCTGCTTCGCATTCAGAAAAGACCCTTCGGGCCAGCTTACGATCAAAATAATGCATTTTGTTATCATGCATGATATCTTCCATGACATCAAAGAGATCCTGGTATTTTTTTTGGTCCTTCTTCTTACTCTTTAATGAATACTCGACTGGTATTCCGAATGTAAAGCCAACTGTTCGCTCAACCAGGATCTTCTGTAAAGGAACAGCAACACGACAAACCTCAATCTTGGTCTCTTTGTAGATTTTTTCACCTGTTATTTCGTCGTTTTTTTTCGTGTCAACCTTTACAGTTTTTTTCTTACGGATCTTAGGATCCATTACATCATGCTTCTCTGGATTGAGTTGTGCTATGATTTTTTCAATGGAAACAATCTGTTCCTTTTTTTTAGCCGTAAGCTTCTTATAGATTAGGCTTGTGTCTTCTAGCTTGATGATATCTTTGATTTCCATGGCAAAGTATTGTTAAAGTAAATCGGCCAATTCTTCAGCACTAAGGCCGCTCTCGCTGTTCAAGTGATAGTCTATAGCATAGTATAAGAGGTCCACGTACTCATCATGTTCTTTGGCTGGGAACCCGCATACTTCTTCGATAAATTCTTCATTCCAGGGACCAACCACCAATATGACACGTCCACATTCAACTTTTGGAGATGCTGCATTTAACCGGGTTTCTTTACTGTCTGTTGGTGCCGGTGTACTGGTAATATTGAGTTTTGTACTTTCTTGTAGTTGATCAACCACAGAGATACCGTTCGCTTTAGGTTCAATCCGGATCGTACTCTGAGCAGTGTAACCATGCTCCTTAACATAGGTCGGTAAAAAGCGGATCAGGTCCGGGAATTTTTTATAGACCTTTTTCGCACATAGTATATACAGATCATTGCGAATCTTACAAGTTCCAATTATTCCAGTTGGGTCATTCTCCTTTTTCTCTGTAAAGGCTGTGTCAACAAAGAATGTTACCGGAATGGAGCCTTTTAGCCCCATAAAATCGTTATAAGATATATACTGGAACCATTCCCTTTTGACAATGTTGCCTCCATCAGCGACCGGGTTTTGATCGTATTGTCCGGAATATCCCCGGGATCCCAGGTCGATGAGCTGCTCATCCAGGATCTTCCTGGATAACCTGACAGGATCCAAAAGGCCATTGACATAGTTCTTTCTTACCTCTGGCGGAGAAACAAGAGAGGAAAGTTCTGCAGGAAGGCAGATATGCCGTATTTTCTCCGCTTTCTTAGCCAAAAGGTAACCGGTGACATCATTCTCATGCAAACGCTGCATAATGGTTATTACGGGTGTATTTGCCTTATCAACCTTACGTGATGCCAAAGTTTTTGTATGTTCATTGGCTGTTTTGCGTTCTGCCTCTGATGCGGCTTGCCCGGGATTCAAAGGGTCATCATTGATGATCAAATGGCCATGGATACCGGTTATCATTCCTCCTGTAGAAGTTGCATACCGGGCACCTCCGCTGGTATTCTCATAAGAGGATTTGGCAGCCTTATCCCGGCGTATGAGGATATGAGGAAAAAGACGCCGGTATTTATCCGAGAGAATAATGTCCCGGCTTTTGGTAGCATGTTCAATGGCCAGAGCTGCGGAATAGGAATTAGTTATGACCCGTATTGTAGGATCCTGCGTCCAGATCCAGGCAGGGAACATTACGGTGGCCAACGAGCTCTTAGTTGTCCCGGGGGGTATATTTATGATCAGATCGTATGGCTTCGCCTCCCTGCGGACAATGTAGCCGGCCAGTGTCTGCAGTTCGTCACACAGGTACTTAATATGCCAGTTCCATATAGGCTTTTCGGGAATGATTACCTCCCAGAAGGTCTGTACAAACTCATAGAATGATTCTGTACACATCTGCCGACCCTTAGCCTCAGCTATCAACCGGTATAACCGAAGATTCAACTCACGAGATCTCTCCATCTTTTAATTTTTTGTACAGATCATTTAACACTGTGTCAGGAATCTTGTCCAGTATATCTGAAGGCAGAAGATCCTTCCCGTCCTTTCCCATGTGTTCGAGTTTCTCCGGGGCATCATATCCCAACATCTTACAGATCCGTTCAATGGACCAGCTTTTTCCATGTAGTTTCAATTCAATTCCGTTTCTACCCTTCTTGATGCTCTCTATGGCTTTGACCTGCCTTTGGGTTAACTCACTAAACGGTTTAAACTTGATGCGGGACCCGGTGAAATCCAGGTAATCGGTAATCTGAGCGTCAATGATACATTCCAGTTCAAAAAGGACACGTTCTTTTGTAAGATCGCTTTTGAACCGTAGCCTGGCTTGTAACTCTTTTAACCTTACCGCAATCTTACCGTTTTTCAAGAGTTCTGAGGCTTTAACATTGATTGTCTCGTCTTTCATGTTTGCACACGAATAGGCAAAACGATAAGCCTCGGATGCGTTGCCACATTCGAGATACTTGTTAACGAACTTATCTTGCTTAAGTGTCAGTTTCTGCTGCATAATTCGCCTTTCGGCAAATTTTGCAATCAAATAGAAAAGATTTTTCTTTTTGTGCACCTGATGTGCACCAGATGTGCACTAGATGTGCACTTCCTCCTGTTGTAAGAACGATAAATGATGTTCTACCATCTTCCGAACCTTCAGAAATAGAATGTCCCCTGTTGCTACCAGGTCATCAGCACGTTCTTTGTTTCTTTGGGCAGCAGTTCTATCCCGATTGATCATCCATCCAATTTCCCGGAAGGTATAGCCATTGCGTCGGAGAACATCAACAATGGCAAGTCTAAGAAATACCAGTTCATTACTTTTCTTTGATGAATAAAGATCAGAAATCGTATAACCACAGCTTTCAGCAATATTCTTGATTGCTAATTCAATTTGTTGTGTAGTGTCTTCCATATCAGTGCATTTACCCGGGTTAACCACAACAAAGTTAATAAATATGTAATATATGCGTACATTTTAAACAATTGAATGATTATCAAAAGAATAATGAGATATATTTATATATTCAGAGGTGTAAGAATAGAAATTTTTACATATTTTTGAAATTAGTTCTTGTATCGTTTCCAATCACGTACCATCTGACGTTCCAAACGACCCAATTTGCTTCCTTAATAGCTCACAGAATATTGTGCCTCTGAAACTCATCTACCTGATGATTTAATTCTTGTTATTATTATGGAGCCCAGAAACCATACTAAAAACGGGGCGTAACCGAAAAGCCT